GTGCGCGCTCTTTACACCGAGAAGGATGGCAAATTCATCCTCGGCATCGAAGGGCTGCCGCAGCCTGAAGACGTATCCGGGCTGAAAGCCAAGGTAGATGAGCTGCTAGGCGAGAAGAAACTCGCCGAGAAGAAGGCGCGTGAAGCTGAAGAACTGGCCCGTACCGAGCGCGAAGAAGCCGCCCGTAAGTCCGGCAACGTCGAAGAGCTCGAAAAGTCCTGGTCCGAAAAATACAACCGCCGCGAAGCTGAGCTGAACGGCATGCTGGAACAGGAGCGTGGAACGCTGAGCACTCAGATCCGGGATCTGACTGTTGGCCGTACCGCTACTGATATCGCGTCTGCCCTGGCAATCCCAGGCAGTGCCAAAGCCCTGTTGCCGCACATCGAGCGCCGTTTGAGCGTCGAGCAGCGCGACGGGAAGCCTGTTGTGGTCGTCCTCGACCAGCAGGGCAAGCTCTCGGCGGCAACGCTGGATGAGCTGAAAGCAGAATTCGCAAACGACACGGCCTTCGCGCCGTTGATCGCGGGTAGCAAGGCATCGGGCGGCGGGGCTGCTGGTGCCGGAGGTGGCGGCGGGGCCGCAAAAGGAAAAATCGGCGGCACCAAAGAGGAACGACAGGCCGCGATCGCGAGCCGGTTCCCGGATCTCCCTCAATCGTAAGGAAATAACTCATGTCCCTGTCGCAAATGCAGGTTTTCAACGAATACATCATGCCGGCGACTCTCGAGACGCTGGATCAGTATCTCGCTGCTTTCAACGCCGCCAGCCGTGGCGCAATCGTGCTGTCCCCGGACGGCTTCACCGGTGACTTCCTCCAAGAGTCGTTCTTCCAGACCCTGGCCGCTGCCCAGCGCCGCGTGGATCGCTACAGCGCGAACGCTGCTGTTACCGCCACCGACCTGACTGAGCTGAAGAACACCTCGGTGAAAGTTGCCGGCGGCTTCGGTCCGATCCGCTACGAGCCGTCGCAAATGACTTGGCTGGAGCGTCCAACCGCCCAAGGCATCGAAGTTGCCAGCCGCGCGTTCGCTGAAATCCTGCTCAAGGATCAACTGAACACTGCAATCGCTGCGCTGGTTGCTGCGATCACCGCCCAGGCCGCGGCGGTGAACGATGTGTCAGCTACCGCAGGCATCACCTACGCCGGCCTGAACAACGCACATGCGAAGTTCGGCGACGCGAGCCAGAACCTGGTCACCCAAGTGATGCAGGGCACCAGCTACCACAAGTTGGTGGGGCAGAACCTGGCGAACCAGCAGCAGCTGTTCCAGGCGGGCAACGTTCGTGTGGTCGACATCCTCGGCAAGATCTCCGTTGTGACGGATGCCCCGGCGCTGATGCAGGCCGGCACTCCGAACAAAGAAATCATCCTGTCCCTGGTGCAAGGTGCTGCGCTGGTCCACGACGGCCGCGACATCATCAGCAACGTACAGACCACCAACGGCAAGGAGCGTATCGAAACCACGCTCCAGACCGACTACACCTTCGGCCTGGGCCTGAAGGGTTACACCTGGGACACCACCACCGGCGGCAAGTCGCCAAGCGACGCCGAGTTGGCGACCGGTACCAACTGGGACAAGACCGCCACCAGCATCAAGCACACCGCTGGTGTGGCTCTGATCGGTGACGCTTCCAAGTAACCCGGCAGCTGAGTCGGGCCCAGTGCCCGGCTTGGCGAGGACGAGATCATGAGCAACAAGAACATCTGGTATCTGCCCGGCCCGTTCCACCAGTACCAGGAAGACGTGAAGGCGCTGGCCAAGGAGCATGGCTTGCGCATCATCGACGCGAGCATCACCGAAAGCCGTGAAGATACCGCCGACGAAGTGCCTGACGTGACGGTCAAGGAAGTGCCTAAGGTGCTGTTGATCGATGGTGGCAACTCAAGCTTCAACATCGATGCCTTTCGTGCCGAGCTCGAATCTGTCGGGCTGATCGTCGAGTCATTCGCTGATCAAGCGCTGGCGCGCCCAGAAGGCGAGCTTGGCCCTATCGCTGATCGCCTGTTTCAGGTGTTCGAAGCGGTAAATGCCGGTGTGGAAAGCCTCATCCGCGAGCGAGACGGTGAAGCCGAGAAGGTGAAAGCTCTTCAACTGCAGGTAGACGACCTTCTCCAGCAGGCCGACAAATCCGGTCAGGTGGATGCCGAGGCGAAGGAAATCGCCGGCCTGAAGGCCAGGCTCGACGAAGCGAAGGTGCCATACCGGGCCAACGCCTCGAAAGAGTCCTTGGAAAAGCTCGTCGCTGATCTGCCCAAGGCGTGATAATGCTGGCTGCCGGTGGCCCGGTGGCCGATCTCAGACCATTCCAGCGAGTTGACGCATGACACTTATCATCGAGGACGGCACCGGCAAGCCTGACGCCGAAAGCTACGCGAGCGCTGCGGATCTGGCCCTGTACGCCGTAAAGTTCGGCACGGTCATTCCCGCAGACGTTCCCGAGCAAGAAGCGCTGTTGCGCCGGGCTGCCTTGGCGATGGATGGCAAAACTTGGAAGGGCCGCAAGATGACCGGCGATCAGGCACTGGCCTGGCCGCGCCGAGGTGTTGAGCTGGATTGCGAGATCAAGCCAGACAACTACCTGCCGGCGCGGATCCAGTACGGCCAGATGGCCCTGGCTGCCGAGATCCACCAGGACGACATCGACCCAATCGACAAGCGCAAGGGTGCTGTAACGCTGGAACGTGTCGAAGGCGCCGTAACTCGCGAGTACGCGACGATTCCCAACACCAGCGGCCGACTGTTGCCGGCCGCGCCGGATCGGCCGAGTGCTACGCAGTTTGCCGACTACCTACAGAAGCGCGGATTGTTCGCAGTCCGGGCGTGACGCTACATTCCGAGGTCATCCTCGAGCAGCTCTGCTTTAAAAATCTTCAAAAGTGATTCATCGCTACTCCCTTTGATAGCGGCGGCCAGTACCGTTATGGGAATGGGAGAGAAATCACCAGCGGTGGGCACATATTTGTCCTGAATGTCCTTCGTTAAACATTCAGCTCTGGTTCCGCGCAGTACCAGTCGTATCCGTTCCCGCAACGACATCCTATATGGGAATTCCGCAAAGCGACCCTGATCAATCGACTTTTCGAGATGCGAGATCGCCTCGAGCAAATACGCTCCTTTTTCTTGATTGTTCATCCGTTTTCCTTGAGTAAATTCCATGACCTTCTACGACGAAATGGCCGTGATGGCTTTGGAGATGATCACAGAGTTCGGCCAGCTTGTGACTATCAGCAAGACTGAGCCGGGCGAGTACGACCCCGAGACGGGCGGGGAAGCGCCTGGCGCAACCATCGAGCAGATCGCCCAAGGCATCCTGCTGGATTTCACCGGCCAAGAATTCCAAAACAACAGCCTCATCCGGCAGGGCGACAGGAAGCTCAAGATCGCCGCGCAGGATCTCACCTGGATGCCGGGCCTGCTCGATAAGGTAGCCGTCCAAGGACGCACCTGGTCAATCGTCCCGCCTCTGAAGGAGATCAACCCGGCCGGCACGCCAATCTTGTATGAGTTGCAGGTGCGGTCATGAGCCGGGCGGGCACGGGTCAGTCCGGCAGTTTCGCCCTGAGCCTGGCCGAGTTCGCCGCCCAGACAAGCGCGGCAATCGACGCCAGCGTGCGCGAGATCATTATCGAGGTCGGTAGCAGCCTGATTCGCATGTCCCCTGTGGGTAACCCAGAAATCTGGGCACAGAACGCCGTGGCGACCCAGTACAACAAAGCGGTCGATGACCATAACAGTGCGTTGCGCGATGACCCGGCCAACCTCACCAAGGGCGGCAGGCTCAAGAAAGGGCGCAAGCTGAACGACGGCATGGACATCATCGCCCCGGAAGGCTACGTCGGCGGCCGGTTCCGCGCGAACTGGCACATCTCCCTTGGCGTGGTCGAGAGCGTCACCTTCGACGAGGTTGACCCGAGCGGCGCCGAGACCACTGCCGCCCTGGTGGCCGCGATGAGCGACTTCACCGCCGGGCAGATGGCCTACATCATCAATAATTTGCCCTATGCGATCCCGCTGGAGTTCGGCCACTCAACTCAGGCCCCCGGCGGTATGGTCCGCATCACCGTGGCCCGCTTCCAGCAGATTGTGCTGGAGGCCATCAGGAACAACCAGGTATGAGCCACAAGATAATCCGCGCTTTGCTGGAGTCGCGCCTGAAGGCCTGGGCATCTGCTCGAACGCCGACGTTGCGCATCGCTTACCAGAACGTGCCATTCACCCCGAACAACGGTGAAACGTACCTGAGGGCGTTCCTGCTTCCCGCCGGGACCGATAGCAACGACCTGGCCGGCTCGCACCGGCTCTACAGCGGGCTGTTTCAAATCACCATCGTGACGCCTACGGGCAATGGTCCCGCCGGCGCCGAGACGATCGCTGATGAGCTCGCCGCGCTGTACCCGCTGAACGATCGCCTTGTGCGCGACGGGATCACTGCCCTGATCATGACCCCGGTCGAGCCAGGCGCTGAGCAGACCGAAGACACAGCCTTCACCCTGCCGGTGTCCTTCCAGTACCGCGCCGACACGACTTAATTCGCCCGTTGGGCAACCCCGGAACCCGCCATTGAGCGGGTTTTGTCATTTCTGCACAGAGGAAAACCCATGAGCGTTTCTATTCCCAACGGCACTACTTTTGAAATCGCGAGTGTGATGAGCCTTGCGAAGCCGTTCACTGCCATCTCCAACGCCAACCCGGCGCTGCTGACAGCGGCGGCCCATGGCCTGGCCGATGGCGACATCATCGTCGTTGACTCGGGCTGGGCGAAACTCAACGGCCGTCCGGCTCGAGTCATTGACTCCGACGTCGGCGACTTCGCTGCGGAAGGTATCAACACCACCAACGTGAAAGCCTACCCAGCGGGCTCCGGGGCGGGCTCTGTTCGTGCGGCTTCTGGCTGGGTTCAGATTTCGCAGATCACTGAGCCGGCGGCAAACGGTGGCGATCAGCAGTTCCTGACCTACGGCTTTCTGGAAGATGACGATGACCGCCAGCTTCCGACCACCAAATCGGCCAGCAGCATGACGCTACCGGTGGCGGATGACCCGAACCAGGCATTCGTCGCGATCGTTGAAGCTGCCGATGAGGACAAGGAGCCTCGCCTGATTCGCGCCAATCTGCCTTCGGGCTCGACCATCCTCTACTACGCCTACGTGTCGATCACAGCGACTCCGACCTTGAGCCGGAACAACATCATGACTCGGACTATCACGCTGTCGTTCGCATCCCGCCCAACCCGCTACAACGCCTAAGGGGGCCTCATGGCAAAGTATTCTATCGCGCCAAAGCCGACCTTCACGGTTGATGTGGCGATTCCTCAGGTGGGTGGCAAGCCTGCAGTGGTCCCGTTCACCTTCCAGTACCGAGACCGCACTGCCCTGGCTGAGCTGTTCGATGCCTGGAGCGCAAAAGCCGAAGCCCTCAACGAGCGCTTCAAGGGCACCGAGCCCACCATTTCGCAGATCACCGAAGCTGAAGTCGAGCAGGGGGTTGAGCAGGTCCGGGATCTGGTTGTGTCCTGGGGCTTCAGCGACAAGCTCAACGACGAATCGATCACTGCCTTGGTGAAGAGTTGCATCGGTGTTTCGGACGCGGTGGTGAAGGCGTACAGCGATGCCTTCGGCAAGGCCCGCCTGGGAAACTGAGAGCCGCCGCCCGGGCGCTGTACGAGCCTGCCGCTACCGCTGAAGAGTTGGCGGTATTCGGATTTTCCCCTGAGGACTACGACGAGACGTTCGAGATTTGGCCCGACGGCTGGCTCTCGTTCCTCGTCATGGACGCCATGGGCACTCAATGGCGCACCGGAGCGTGCGGCGCAACCGGCCTTGACTACGGCGTGCTCCCCGGCGTGATGCGCCTCGTCGGCGTACCAGCGAAGGACCGACAGTCAGTTTTTCAGGACATCCGCGTGATGGAATCGGAAGCCCTCGCGGTAATGGCTGACATGCGCGACAACCGCCCGTGAGAACGGGCACTTATTCAAGGTGAGTCGATGAACATTGCAGAACTCGGCGTCAAGATCGACTCGGCCGATGCAATTCAGGCGAAAACGAGCCTGGATGAAATGGCGAAGGCTGGCGGCCGGGCCGAGCAGTCCGCCGTTTCGCTGATGAATGAAATGCAGGCCCTGGAGAGGTCGCTGTCCACCGGCGCTAAAACCACTCAGGACCTGGCGAAGCAACGCGAAGCTCTCGCCAAGCTGACCAAGACCGGCGCCTATGGCGAGGCCGAGTTCACCAAGATCACCGCCCAGCTCGACAAGCAACAGGTCGCCCTGGCCAAGTCCACTATGGACGAGCAGAAGGCACTCAACAGCCTACTGGGTGCAATTGATCCAGCCCGCGCGGCAATGGCGAAGCTGGACAAACAGGTCGAGGATCTGGGTAAACACCTGGACGCAGGCCGGATCAGTCAGGACCAGTTCAATACGTCCCTGAGCAGAATCGACAAGGATTACGCGAAGCTCGAAAAGACCTCCAACGGATTTGACAAACTGCGGCTTGGCTCACGCCAGGCCCAGGAGAACGTCGTTCAGCTCGGCAACGCTCTGTCGTCGGGAGACTGGGGTAGCGGTGTGAGGGCCGTCGCCCAGTTAGGGGCTGGTGCCGGCGCATCGGCGGCTGGACTGCTCGCAATTCTTGCTCCTATCGCGCTGGCAACGGCAGCCGTCGGCGCGCTTGGGGTTGCCTTTTACAAGGGCGGTAAAGAGCAGGACGACTTCAACGAATCGCTCACCCTGACCGGCAACTATGCAGGTGTGAGTGCCGGGCAACTTGGCGACATGGCTCGCCAGGTGAGCGCCACCATTGGCACAACCGGTGCGGCTGCCGATGTTCTGGCCTCATTGGCTGGCAGCGGCAAGATCGCTGGTGAAAGTTTCGTAGGCATCGCTCAGGCTGCCATTTCGATGCAGGAAGCCACGGGCAAGGCTGTCGGCGACACTGTCGCAGAGTTCAAAAAGCTGGCAGATGACCCAGTCAAGGCCTCCGCCGCGCTCAACGAGCAGTATCACTACCTGACAGCTTCGGTCTATTCGCAGATCGCCGCTCTGGAAGAGCAGGGAGACCATGCTGGAGCTGTGAAGCTCGCGACCGAGCAATATGCCGACGCCATCAACGAGCGCACGCCGAAGATCCTGGAAAACCTGAGTTTCTGGGAGAAGGGATACAACGCAGTCGCCCGCGCTGCTGATCAGTTGAAGAACCTGGGCCGCCAGGACATTGGTGCCGACATTGAACAGGCCCGGCGAGACCTGGCCGGCGCTCAGTCCGGCGATGTTGGTCTGTTCCAGAACAAGCAGGAGATGATCGACCTCTACACGAATCGGTTGAACATGCTGGAGGATCAGCAGGCGGCCGAGGCTGATATCGCAAAGTGGCAGGGCGAGCAGGCCAAGGCACAGATGAGCGCCGTGTCCGCCATGGCGAAAATCGACGCGCTCACCAAGTCGTCACTGACCAATGAGCAGAAACGCGCCGACGCGATCAAGGATTACAAGAAGCAACTCGACGACATTCGCAAGGTTGACCCTAAGGACTCGCGCCTCGACCAGGCGGCAATCGACAAGAACATCTCCAACATCAACGCCAAGTTTAAGGACCCGAAGGGCGCTACAGGCAGCGTTGACCTGACCGGCTTCAACGACGCAAAAAACGTACTGGCCGAAACCCTGGTCTATTACAGAAACGCCGACAAGGAGCTGGAGGCCTCGCAGCGCGCCGGAGTCATCAGCCAGGCGAGCTACACCGAGCAGCGGGTCAGTCTGCTGAAGCAGGAAGCGGTTGAGGTTGCGCAGGGTTACGAGGCAGAAATCGCAGCATTGGAGGCGGCGAAGGCCAAAAAGGGAACGACTGCCTCGCAGATCATCCAGATCGACCAGAAGATTAGCGATGCACGCTCCGCGATGGTCAAGGCCCAGCAGGAAACGGACAGCCAGCTCTCGATCATTGCAACCAATGAGGAA